AGGCTCACCGTGACCACTTAAATGAACTCGTACAGAAGTAAATTCCATTAATGATTTAATTACTTTATCTATGATATCATCAGTCATATGATCATTAGTATTGGCATAGTCACCGGCACGTGGACAAAAACTACATTTTAGATTGCATAACCCTGTTAAGTTTAATTCGACAATCATTTAATACCTTTATCATATTGCTCACGAAGTTCTAAGAATTTACCAATCCAATCATCACGTTTTTCTACAAACAACTGAGTCTCTCCAGTCTCACATGCCATAGCAATAACTAGTTGATCAATAGGAATACCGGTATTCTCTTCAAACATTACAGCATAAGCAGAAGCCTGCATAAAGTAGTTATTAATCCAATCACGCTTTTTAGGCTTACGAGAGGTTTTCCAGTCAATTACAGATAACTTACCATTAAACTCAGCAATACAATCCACAGTACCAGCAGCTCGTAAATGATCTGACATCATTCTACCTTCAACAACATGAATATTATCAATATGCTGATCAATAATCTCTTTAAGCTTTAGGAATAAATTAAGTTCAAACGGCGTAGATTCTTGTAGACCTTTATTCTGAATATAGTCTTCTACCATCTCGTGATTCTTAGTACCACGTACTTGAGCTTGATATAGGATCTTATCGGCTTCTGCCTCACCTACACGTTTACGCCACTTCTCAATACCGTCTTTTGACTGTGATCCTAAGATTGTTGTAATAGACGGATAGGTGATACCAAATGGATCATCTTTACGTGCATATTTACGTCCAGTAGATTCATTAATTTGTTCTAGCTCCGGAAGCTCGATAGGTGATTGCTTAAATACTTTAATCATTTTGACTCCCATGGAAATACAATTACTTGATTTTCTTTATCACTATGGATATGTCCTGCTGCATAGTCAACAATAAATCTAGATGATTTCTTACTAACTAATGTAGCGTATTGACAACGGTGACCATCATTTAATCCATCATAATGAACCATAATACCACCTAGAGTATGTCCACTATCATTGATATCATTAACAAATAGAATCTTTTGGCCTTCTTCAATAGCATCAGCTACTCGAATATTATGTTCTTTCAAATCATCATCGCTAGTGTTCCAGTTTATACACTCCATCGGAACGTTTAGTAGATTAGATATATGTACACCCGGGATTAAACCGCCTCCAGATATAGCAACAACCATATCTACATCATCTTTACACTGATTAGCTATTGAATCACACATCATTGTAATGTCATTGTAATCCAAGTATCTCTTTTCTGTTGTCATAATATAGTTCCGTTTTTATTAATGTATGCACATTATATCATAGTTTAAGTGAAAAGTAAACTAAAAATCATAGAATCTTTTAAACTTGTCAATTAATATCATACATTAGTTAGATATTTCATATAATGTATCTTCCAACATTTCCTTGACCATAGCATCTTTAGCTGAATTAATACCTCCATTTTCATACTTGTAGGCAAAAGAGAATCTATCACATTTAGTATAAGCACAATGCCACAGAACGTGTTCTTTTTCTTCTACCGATCCAAAGTAATGGTATCTAACATTCCATCCAGGTTTGTCATGAAGTGTGATGATCTCACCAGTAGATGGGTCTTTATATCTAAAGTAACCTTCTCCAGTCTCCGACCAAGTAAATAGAATCTGGTATGATGGACTATTCCAGTTAGTATGCCATGCTACAAAGCCTTCGGGTGGATACATTAAAGCCAACGCAGATGTATGAGCTCCTAATAGGGCAGCAGTTTTATTCTTAACACGCTCAACATAATCAGACCATATATCGGGCTGTTTCCTTTTAAGTTGAGGCATATTAATAGAATAATAGCTAGTAGGAAAACCTACATGAGTAGTAGGATTAATAAACTCTAGATATTCTTCTTCACAATAATATTCATTAGTTACATCTGGGACTTCTAGCCTTTCAGAAATACCATCCTCGACTCCATGATCTTCTTTGAGCTGGTAGAACTCCTTACGGAGCTCCTCCATCATATTAAGTAGTTCTTTATTTTTTAATTCAATTTCATGAGTAACCATGTTACACCTTAAATCCTGAGTAATCGCTTTGTTTATCATTATCTGGCTTAGGAGAATCATCAAAGCTTACGTTTTGTGCAGATTCTTCAACATCATACAACTTCATCTTAGATCTATCAACACCAATAACAAATCTCTTATTAGCTCCAGGATCATTATATCGGTTCTTAAGCTGTTTAACCATGATTTGTCTATTAGCTTCAAGTTCTTCTGATGATATCAAAGCAAACATAAAGTCAGCTGTAGCGGGTAGACCAAATGATTCCGAGGTATCTTCTAAACCAACATCTGAGTTACCATAACCAGAACGTGTAGTCTGAGTAGCTGTAACAATAGGAACATTAAACTCTACTGCCAGACCACGTAGTTCTTCGGCAATAGCCTTAATATATGTATAACTGTTGATCGCACCTCCCATAGATTTCATACGAGATGATGAACAAATATTAAGATAATCAATAAAGATCATTTGAGGTTCAAAGTTTTTCTTTAACTTCAACTCATTTAATAAAGCTCTGAAGTGACCAGCATGAGCAGAACCAGTAGGATATTCCTTAATGATTAACTTACCACTAGTCTTATCAGCTACGGTCTTAACTCTATCCTTTAACATATTATAAGATAAGTTCTCAAGCTGATCAATAGGTAGATCAAATAGGTTAGCATCAATACGTTCAGCAATACGTTCTTCGGCCATCTCCATAGTAATGTATAGAACGTTCTTGGATTGAGCTAAGGCCGCAGCACCCATATGACACATGAATAAAGATTTACCAACACCAGTATTATGGGATGACAATCCATTAGTATAATATCTATGATTATCATGATCAACATTGATATCTACAATAGGAACCATACTACCAGTTTTTTCAATAGTACACCGCTTGAATGTACCGTCTTGATCCAGTATATTAATAACTCCGCCCAAATTGAATATTTGTTCAGCAGATACCCACCCTATAGGAGTTTCAAATAGATGATCACAATTGCATGATACAGTTCTATTATCATCCTCAACAGTGCAAAGATATTCTTCATACATGCCTTTATCTACGAAGAAGTTTACAGGAACATATCCATCAGGTGAATCAACCTCTATTTCATAGCCTTCTTCTAAAAGTTGCTTAACATTTCCTATTTCAATTTCGGTAGCCTTCCACTCTTCCATTCAGGATTCTCCATTATAAATTTATTTCGTTCATCATCAGTGTAGAATGATTTTTTTTCTCTAGTGATGCTATTATAAGTTATTTTAAGATTTTTTTCTTAGACGAACATTGATTAATGTGTCAGGGGTTACACACCCAGCAAGACAAACATTCAATGTTTTATTAGGTAGTCCACCCTTAGTGATCTTATTAAAGTAATCTAGATCAAACGGAACACGCTCTTCTTGCTCATGGTAGAAAGCATAACGTTCATCAACGTTCTCAATATAATCGTGACCGATATTAGTGTCAAATGATACACCTAGAGCTTTAGTTAAAATATCAGGTAAGGCATTCTTAGATAGCTGTTCGTGTTTACCATCAATAATAGAAATTGATTCCATGATAGCTAGATACAAAGCTCTATCTTGACACCACTTCTCGGTCTTCTCAAATAACCATTGATCATCAATAGGATCTGTAGCAAACATCTGAGGAAGCATATCCATTGCAGATACGTATTGCTCTTCGTTTAATCTACTATTAGAATCCAATTCAATCTTAAATGCTTCACTCGTAGGTAGCTTATTGTACTTAGCAGTAAACTTAGCTACTTCATTAAACATTGTTTTATAGATGCCTTCGAAGTAGTTAGGATTAATGAATGGAAGTACTTTACGCATAAAGTTATCATTAGTAACGATATTACGTAAAATAGTAAGCTCTAGACTAGAAGTATTATTCAATGGATTCACCTTTATCTTTAATAACTAAAGACTTATTATCAATAGATTGTTCAATAATGTCAACAAGAACATCAGCACATACATCTTGTAATTCAATATCAGTATCTGGATCTAACTCTTCGGTTGATTCAATCACTTTAAAGTTAAATGTTAGATTATCGGTTTTGCCGTCAACTGCAACATTACCAAATCTGACAACTGTTTCTGTGTAGTCTCCTGTCAGGATACGAACATCCCATGCTTGTTCGTTCATAGCCCATTCGACAGGGACCAACTCATAGTCAATCCCTTCTTTCATATTATTCCTCTTCTACAAAGTTTTCAATATCAATATCGGCTTTATATCCAATAGTAAACTGCTTCTTCACAAACTCTTTAAATCTAGTATCAGCTAGAATAGATTCCCAGAATTCACCTGTAGTAGTTTCCTTCTGTCTTACTTTAGGATCCAATAGTTCACCTGTATCAATATCAACCTTACAGTACCAACCATTAGATGGCTTAGCTACGAAATTACCAGCCAAGGCTACTTCAAGTAAGCCCGAGTACTTATCAATACCACCATCCCAGGTTACACTAATAGGAATCTTTGATTTTTCTTTAAGATAACGAGATTTCTCAGCATTAATAACAAAATCATAACCAGTGACTTCTGTACCAGTTTTATTCTGACGACGACCAATAATCCATACATTGTCAGCTGAATACATGATACCAGTTCCACCTGATACTACAGCCTTAGAATACATTTCCATAGTCTGGTAAGTATGGTTAATAGCTAACATCGGAATGTTCTTCATAGTAAGATACGGAGTTGTCATTCTGAATAAACCTTTAAGAGCTTTAGCTCGCGACATATCAGCTACAGACTTTTCATTAATAGCATCATCAAGTTCTTTCTTAGAAGCAAGGTTACCAATAGAGTCGATAACGATAATTACTTTATCTTCACGTGTAAGTGACTCAAGCTGATTAATCAAATCAAACTTTAATTCTTCTACGTTAGCAATAGGAGTATGAAGTACACGAGATGTATCAATATCAAACTGTTCAAAGTAAGATTGTGGTGAACCAAATTCTGAATCGTAGAACAACATAATAGCTTCTGGATCATGATTCAAATAAGCTGAAGCCATCTTTAAAGCGAAAGATGTCTTGAAGTGTTTAGATGGTCCAGCTAATACTGTAAGACCTGACGTCAAACCTCCATCAAGTTGTCCTGATAATGCAACGTTCATCATTGGTACATCAGTAGGAATAATATCCTTTTCATTAAAGAATTCAGATTTAGATAGGATAGATGTCCCTTTAATCTTTGAATTCTTTTTTAGTTTATCCATAATACTCATTAAGCTTTCTCCTCAAACTTGACATTTTGTTCTTTCTCTCGCTCACCTAATTCGTATTGAGCTCGATAATCATTGTTTATTATAATACATTTTTCAAGTAATGTACACTCTTTTGTGAACTTTGTGAAGGCTTTTGTGTCCTTAGGAAAACAAGCTCCTCCGTAACCTCGCTTCATATCAAATCCAGGAACTTTAGTATGACCATGACCTATACGTGAATCACCACCAATAGCCTTAGCTATTTGATTAAAGTTAACATAAGGATTCTCATACTCTTGAACAGCATCAAATAACTGGTTAAAGAAAGTTACCTTGGTTGCTAAGAAAGAGTTAATACCATACTTAACAAAGCTAGCTTCTGCAGGTGACATGAATCTAAATGGAGCAGGATTACAATTACTAAACTGATCATATAGATTAGCTAGGGCTTGAGTAGCTTCTGGTATACCACCCATAATATGGAATTCAGGATTAATGAAGTCACTTAAAGCTGAACTTTCGGTAAGAAACTCAGGATTATATACAACACGTTTATGTGACTCACTTCCAGCGTAATCCATTATAATCTTATCAATTGAATCAGGAGGAATAGTTGACTTGATAGCAATACCAGCTTTTGTCTCCATTAATGTCACTCGACATGCCTCTACAACCAATGAATCATCAACTGAGCCATCGTCACCCATAGGTGTAGGTGTACACACAAATACTAAGTTGGGTTCCCAGAACACCATATCTTGCAGTGTTGTTCCATACTTAGGATCAATATACATCTTCTGAACATGAGGATGTTCAAACCCAAAGTCGACAGCCTTACCAACAAAGCCATGACCTACAATAGCAATTTTAAACTTATCACTATTTTCTAATTCATCAATTTCAGTTGTATTATCCATACTATACTCCATTCTTGTAAATAAATTCTATTGCTTTATCAGCTTCTATATGCATTGGTCTATTCTCATACCAATTACCGGTATCTCTATCGAACTCTCTGCAAAGATCTTCTACCTCTTTTGCTGTTATTGGATATTTACGATACACCGCATTACCTGCTATTGACACCATGATAGCATACATCTTACGGTACCAACCTTCCGAGGCTATCATATACTCACTAGCCATTCTTCTTGGCCAAAATGGACAATCACGATACGATGTCCATTTAATATTAGTATTATCTAATTGGCTTTTACGTGATTCTATAATCTTATCTGCCCAATCTCCAGGTAATCTATCTAGGAAGGACTTACCTTCTGATTTAGTAGCATACTCCCATTTCTTCATTAACTGATCAGGGTTTAGGTAATCCCCGTGATTTGTAAATATAAAACTGTCAGCCCCACTATAGTCACCAGGAATAAAGTACATACGACTAAGATCTTTTGTTTGTTTGTCTCCAATGTCTCCGAGCTCGCTATTAAGCGCGAACCAGAAGTGTTTGATCTTTTCAGAATCGACCGCTGCCATAAGAGGAAAAACAAGTCTAAACTTAGGATAACCAGGCTTGCTACTAGCAGTAGAGTAACAAACAAAATAATACTGTCCAAAACGAGTTCGTAGTTCACTTTCTAAATCTCCTTCAAATACATGATCATCTACATCCACAGCAGCCCAACCAGCCCATTTATCTACAGCTTTATTAGAACGTGTAGTATCGGGATGGAAGACTGCTGGAGATATTAAATAAGCATCTTGTTTACGAGCAAAAGGCTCGGCTGATAGTTTATATAATAAAGACTCAAACTTATCCCAGGTGTCAAAGTCAAGTCGCTTATTAGTTTTATTATCATATATGTTTTTAAATATAGTCAAGCTGTACATAATATTATCTCTGTTTTAATGCATATTATACACTAAATCCTTATAAAAGTAAATAATTATTTTATGAAAAGAAATCTTCTAAACTTGATACCGGTTCAGCAGTCCATCCTATAGCATCTAGAATAGGTAGTAGTGGATCAACGAAAGTCTTTTGAAACATTTTATCGTAATCGACATACTTATCTAAACAGAACTCAGCTGGTAAGTAACCCGGAAATCCTATCACATTTTCTTTAATAGGATTAGGTACTTTCATATAAACGAACTTAATCTTATCGCCAGGATTGATAGCTGGATATCTTTTAAGACCCATATCTTTTAG